TATCATAATGATGAAAAGTACAAAGTAAGTTCAGAAAATGGAAATTCTAAAGGTAGATTTCCTGCTAATATTATTTTTGATGAAGAATCGGCTAAGATGCTTGATGAACAAAGTGGAGTATTGAAAAGTGGCACAGTAAGCCCAGAAGGGTTTAAGGGAGATTATTCAGCTAATGTCTATGGAAAATTCGCAAACAATCTTATAAATCCCAATACAGTATATGGTGATTCTGGTGGAGCAAGTAGGTTTTTCTATTGTGCAAAAGCAACTACAAAAGATAAAACCGAGGATGGATTGATTGAGAACAAACATCCAACAGTTAAGCCAACTGAGCTGATTAAATATTTAGTGAGATTAGCTACACCAAAAGACGGAATTTGTATTGATATCTGTGAGGGGTCTGGTACTCATGCTAAAGCATGTATTCAATTAACTAAAGACGGATATCCAGTCAATTACATAGGGTTTGAAAACGAAGAACAGAGTTTTACAACTGCGGTTAATAGAATAGCAGTTAATCAATAACCCAATAGAAGTAGACATTGATTGGGTTGTTAGTAGTAATTAAATTAAAATAAATATTATATTAAAAGGAGAAAAGAAAAATTAATGGCAAAGAAAGTAGAAAAGACTCCGCTTAAAAAAGGTGTTGCATCGTTCATGCTTATTGGCGAAGCAAAGATTAATGACTATACTTACAAGATTGATGAGAAGTCAGAAAAATCAGATTGGGTATACAATGTACTTAATTTAGGTGTTTATTGTGGTGAGACACATGGTACTGTATATGCTGAACTGATGGGTGGATATGGTGCAGAAAGAGATAATGTAGTTTATGTACACGGTAAAAAAGATGATGGAACAGATGATTTTGAAAACAGATTCACAATTGATTGGGATGATAGATTTGATGATAATATTCTTGAATCTATTGGTGATTTATGTTTCATGACGGTTGGACTTGAACATGATAAAAAGGGTAAGACATTCTATAAGAAATTTCTAACTCCATATGACATGATTGGGTATATTAAAGATAATCTTGTGGAAGGAACAATTGTTAATGTAAAAGGTAGTTTAAAGTATTCTATATATAATGATGAAACACAGATTAAGAAAGAAATTTCAAGTGTTGTGTTGTCTAAGGTAGATGATACTAGTAAGTATTGTGCGAAGTTCACACAGACAATGCTTCTAGCTAAAGATAGTATTGGTAAGCCCGATAAAGAAAAGGGCATTATCCCGATTTATGCAAAAGTAGTAGATTATATTAAGGAATGGAAGGGCAAAGAAGTAAAATGTAATATTCCTTATAGTAAAGCTTTTGAATTTGAAGTAGATCTGACAAATAGAGAGCTTGTAGAAAAAGTTATTGCAAAAATCTTTAAAGTCCAAAAAGATGTAACGGAAATAACTTTTGAAGGTGATCTTATTGAAGGTGGAGCTTTGGTTACAGTTACAGAAGATGATATTCCAGATGATATTAAAGCATTGATTGATATGGGTGTTTATACCCTTGAGGAAGCATTAACAAAGTGTACTGTTAATACTGGTAGAGAAAAAAGAATGGTTATCCGCAAGCCTTCTATTAAGATGGTTGAGGGTAAGGATGGTACAAAAACTCCTGTTATTCAGAAGTTTGAAAAAAAGTATACGGAAGATGATTTAATTTTGAATTTTATGTATGCAAATGAAAAAGAAGAAAAAAACGATGAACCTCCATTTGATGCAGATGAAAATGCAGATACGGATTCTAAGTCAAACTCCAATGATACTTCGTGGTTGGATAATTTATAATATTGAAGTTAATTGATTTAATAAATCAAAAATTTGGGAAATTGACTGTTATTAAACGAGCAGAGAATCATATAAGACCTAATGGTGCCAGAGTCCCTGTATGGGTATGTCAGTGTAATTGCGGTAATATTACAAATGTAGAAGGCGCAGAATTAAGAAAAGGTACAACACAATCATGCGGGTGTTTACAACGAGAATTACAAAGTAAAAGAAAAAGTAAATATAATACATATGATTTATCTGGCGAGTATGGAATTGGATATACTTTAAAAGGCGAAGAATTTTATTTTGATTTAGAAGATTATGATAAAATTAAAAATTATTGTTGGCGAAAAAGATATAACGATGGAATGTTTGACGCTAAAGTAAAAATTGAACCCAATAAAAGAATCTTATTACATAAACTTATTTTAGATACTAATTTACAAGTTGATCATATTGAACACAATAGATATGATAATCGAAAATCAAAGTTAAGAATCGTTAATAACAGTCAAAACCAAATGAATAAAGGATTACAAAAGAATAATAAATCTGGTTGTAAAGGTGTTATTTGGCACAAAAGAGATCAAATTTGGGAATCCTATATATCAAAAAATTCTAAAAGAATTTATTTAGGAAGATATGTTGATTTAAAAGACGCTATACGGATAAGAAAACAAGCGGAAGGAAAATATTTTGGCGAATACAATTATAAAGAAATAAATAAAACGGAGGGCATTAATGTCTCGTAAATTTGGTAAAAAGAAAGAAGTAAATTTAAACCCTTTATCATATAATATTGGAATTGCAGGTCTTTCTGGTGTTGGTAAAACAACTCTGGTAAAAAATATTTGTGAACAATTAGTTGGATCAGATGGGTATCTTATGTTAGATATTGGTAGAGAATCAGGGCATGATTGTATTACAGATATTGTATCTGAAACAGTTGATAGTTGGGAAAAACTTGAAGAAGTAGTGGAAGATATTGTAGATAATAGAACAACTGAATACGCTGATTTAAAAGTTGTTGTGTTTGATACTCTTGATGAATTATTTGTACTTGCCGAAGAAGAGGCTATTAGGGTACATAATAATAAAAATCCAGATAAGAGAGTTGATACAGTTAATTCTGTAGCTGGTGGATTCGGCAAGGGGTTAGATGCATGTATAGAACTTGTATTAGATAAAATATGGTCATTAAAAGAAGTTGGTTTGTCGTTTATTGTTATTATGCATACAAAATCTAAAGACGTTGAAGATGTTGTATCTGGTCAGACATATCAGGTTATTACGGCAAATATGACACAGAGATATTTCAATGCAATTAAGACAAAACTTGATTTTCTTGGTGTTGCATATATTGATAGAAATATCATTACAGAAAAAACAGGGCGTAAAGATATTGTAACGAAGAAGGATATTACAAGAAATAAAGTAGTGTCTGAAGCAAGGCGTATTTCTTTTCGATCTGATGATTATAATTTGGATTGTAAGGCAAGATTCTCTGAAATTGCTTCTGATATACCACTTGATGCAGACGAATTCATTAAGGCTCTTACTAATGCAATTTTAGCAGAACAGAGCAAAAGTGGAAAAACGCTTGAACAAACTAAAGCAGATCAAGAAAAAACCGAAGCTATTAAATTAAAACAAATTGCCGAAAAAGAAGAAAAAAATCAAAAAAATAAAGAACTTGCTTCTTTAGTTACTGAAGTTACTAACTATATAAAAGAAAATAAAAAGGACATGAGTAAGATTAAACCTATTTTGGAAAAGACTAAAGAATTAGGATATGAAAACCCAACCGTTATTACTAAAATAGAAGACATAGAAATTATTCTTAAAATGATTAGATAATTAAAAAAATATAAGGGGGAATTGATAGTGTCAAAAACTAAACTTACTCAACAAGAAAAACAGGAGTGGGATGAGTTATATCAATATGTCAAGAAAGATATTTTACAGTATGATAAATCACAATCAATTCCTCCTATGCTTGTTTTAAGGCTTAAAGGATTGTCTACTGGAAAATTTATAGAAAATACAAGTATACAAAATAAAGCAAATTATACTTATAAAATTATTTTGTATACATTTCAAATACAAAAACAAGCAATATTGTCTGCTATAAGTAAAAAAGAATTTAAAAATGAAGCAAATAAATTTAACTATATTTGTAAAATAGTAGAGAATAATTTAAATGATGTTTATAATAGAGTGCTTTCAGCAGAAAAAGCGAAAGTTAAAACAGAAGAAACTAAAACGGATAATTTGTTTCATGATGGGGTGGAATATCAAAAACGAGATATAAATAATAAAAAAATAAATAATAAATTAACTAATTTGTGGTAAAGGCGGTGATAGTATAGCAACAACTTCTCAAAATAAAGATAAAAAAATTACTGCTTTTGAAAAAGAATTAATAGAAACAATTAAACAGATCGCCACATTTAAACTTTCATGTGAGGCAAATATTGTTTCAATTTTATATAAAAATCCAGATCTAATACATGAAGCCAATTTAAAACTTGAAGAATTTTCTAATAATGTCTGGAGAGTTTATTTTACTATTGCAGATGATTTAATTTTTAAAGAAAATAAAACTGTTTTAGATGATATTACAGTAGGATTATATCTTGAAAAACACTTAAAGTTAAAAACTAAATATGATGAATATGGTGGATATGAAACTATTGTTAACGCAGGTACATATGTTAAAGCAGAAAATTTTAGTGGTTATGTTAAAGAATTAAGAAAATGGATTGCAGTAATTAAAATAGCTAAAAGGGGTTTTCCTGTTAACGATAGATTAAGTGAATTTTGTGATATATCTGCTGAAGATATTTATGATGAATATACAGCTTTTTTAAATGATTCATTTTTAAATGTTGAAACAGATATTGTGAGTTATGATATTTCTGACGGGATAGACGAACTTATTGAAGAATTAGACAAAGGGTTAGCAGTTGGTCTTCCATATTATGATATGAAAATCATAACAAAAGAAACTGGTGGGCAATATTTGGGATCTATCACTTTGGTAGGCGGTTTAAGTAATGTTGGGAAATCAACTTTCGCTAGAACAGTTACAATACCTAGTGTTTTAAAATATAAAGAACCAATAGTTATAATGATTAATGAAGATGGGAAAAAGAAATGGCAACGTGAATTGATGGTATGGGTTATAAATAATATATTTAAAGAAGATTTACAAAAACATATAGTACGAGATGGAAAGTTTACACCAGAAACTAAATCTTTATTATTTAAAGCAAAAGATTGGATTAAAGAACAATCTGAAAATCATATTATAACAATAATTCCTTTTGAGAAATATAAAACTTCAAATGCAATAAAAGTAATTAAAAAATATTCAAGTATGCATGTAAAATATTTCATACTTGATACTTTTAAATTAGATTCGGGTAAAGTATCAGATATTGCTTGGTTACAAATGCAACAAGATATGGTAGATATTAATGATGTTGTAAAACCAGAAGTAAAAAATTTACATATATTAATAACATTTCAATTAGCAAAAGGTAACGCAAAACAAAGATATTATACTCAGGAAAGCATTGGAATTTCTAAGTCAATAATTGACCCAGCTTCAACATGTTTAATGATTAGAGATTTATATGATGATGAATATACTGGTGAAAAAAGAGAACTACAAGTGTATAAACTTGAGGGGAAAAATGGTACTAGCAAAATTCCTGTAAAATTAAATAAAGATAAACATTATCAAATTGTTTTCATAATAAAAAATAGGGAAGGTGCAGCTAATCAATATCAGATTGTGATTGAACATGATATGAGTCGTAATATTATGAAAGAAATTGGAATTACACATGTACCAGTTGATTTTTAAAGGTAGGTGATAAACGAGTGTGACTGTTGCTGAATTAAAAAAATATATTTATGAAAATAATAAAATTGAGTATGTGTTAGATCAGATTGGTTGCGGTCATATTGTTTATCATCCGAATAAAGAATATTATTCTGCTAGTAATTATGATATGCATACGAATAAAGCTGCAATTAATATTAATAATAATGAATACTTAAATTGTAAAAATCGTACTAGAGAAAAATACTTTGACGAAAAATCAGATTTAATCACATTAGTTCAATATAATAAACAGTATAATTTTTTTGAAGCAATAAAATATCTTCATGATTTATTTGATTTAGTATTAACTTATGATAAATATAAACAAAATAAAAGTAAGACTGAAAAAGATGATCCTCTTTATATATTTAAAAAAATTAAATCTAATAAAAGTAAAGTTAATGTGTTAGATTTTAATACTTTAGATGAAGAAATGTTAAATGATTTTGTGCCGTATATTCATATAGATTGGTACAGAGAAGGTATAGCACCGTGGACTGTGGCAAAGTATGGTCTTGCATATAGCTATAAGTATAAAAGAAATATAATTCCATTAAGATACTGGTTAGATGGAAAACTGCTTGGATTTAATATGAGAACAACGATTACAAATTATGATCTATTTGATATAAAGAAATATTTTATAACTCCTAATTATCCAAAACATATTAATTTATTTGGTCTATGGGAAAACAAAGAAGCAATTCAAAAAGCCGGATATGTTGTTGTTTACGAAAGTGAAAAATCTTGCCTAAAAAGACATAGTTTAAATGACGGTACAGGAGTAGCTTTAAGTGGGCATACGATTTCGGATGAGCAAGTAAGAATACTCATTGGATTAAATATTGAGATTATTATTGCTTTGGATAAAGATATTGATATACAAGAAGTACGCCATATGTATTAAAAATATTATGAAATTAGATCAGTGTATTACATTTGGGATAAATATGATTTACTAAAAGAAAAAGATAGCCCTGCTGATGCAAGTAATAAAATATTTGAATATTTAATGAAATATAAAATTAAATATGATGAAAATGAACATAAAGAGTATTTAAAAAGTTTTAAAAAGAAAGATGGTGTTTAATTGCCACGCAAAACTAGAGAAGAATTAGAAAGCCTTAAAAAAGAACTCAAAGTAAAAACTCTTTGGAGTTGGAGTAAATATAATACATATAAAACAAGTAAATATGAATATTTCCTTCACTATGTTTTACATAAAAAAGAAGACAGAATAGATAATATATATTCTGTAATTGGAGGGTTAGGACATGATATATTAGAGCGTCTATATACAAATGAAATTCAATATGAACAAATGGATGAATTATTTGAAGATGCTTGGATGACAGCTAGTATTGCTGAACTTAAATTTGATAGAAGTGATAGTGAAAAGAACAATAAAATTTCAAATAAATATTATGCTAATCTAAAACATTTTTTTAATAATCATCATATTATCCCATATAAGCTTCAGACGGAACAGTTTATAAAAATTAAAATAGGTACTCATGTATTTCAAGGATATTTAGATGGATGTTTTAAAGATGGTGATGGTAATTATACAATTCTTGATTTTAAGACTAGCACAATTTATAAAGGAAAGAAAGCAGAATCAGAATGTGGGCAGTTACTTTTATATGCTATTGGGCTAAATCAGCTTGGCGTACATTGGGATAGGTTAAAGATTTGTTGGAATTTCTTAAAATATGTTAATGTACAGTGTGAGCAAGCAAATGGAAAAATAGCTGATAGAGAAATTGAGCGTTCTGAAATTGGAGAAAAGTTACATAGTAGTGCAAAGATGTGGTTAAAGAAATTTCAATATTCAGATGATGATATAATTATTTATCTTGATGCACTTATTCAGACAAATAATATTGACTGTTTACCTAATGATGTTAAGGCAAAATTTAAAATTAGTGATTGCTATGTGTACGTAGATATTACAGAAGAATTAATTAATAATTTAATTAAAGATATTAATGATACGATTTATGAAATAAATCAAAATAAAATTGAATACAACAAAACAAACGATAATAAAATATGGTATGAATCACAAGAAGAAGTAAAAAAACAAAGTTATTATTTTGCTAATTTATGCGGATATTCAGCTAATTTACATTTACCATATAAACAATATCTTGATGAATTAGATGTTCAAAAGAATGGTAGTATTTTTGGTAGTGTAAGAACGGAAGAAAAAGGTATTGAGAACAATGAGGATTTGTCGTGGCTTAATGATTTGTAATAGGAATAAAGAAGGTTAATGTTATAGGTAAAGCACATGATTTAACAGATATAAAATTTGGTAATTTAACCGTTATAAAACGTGGTGAAAATAATAAATTTAATAAACCTCAATGGTGGTGTCAATGTGATTGTAAAAATCCTGAATTAGTTTTAGTAGCAGCTTCTAATTTAAAGAATGGTACAACTCGTTCTTGCGGTTGTTTAAGAAAAGGTATTAATAAAAAATATAATAAATATGATTTAGATACTTTTGAATATGGCACAGGTATTACTGATTCTGGATATGAGTTTTATTTTGATAAAGAAGATTTTGATATAATCTCACCTTATTGTTGGCATAAACATGAAGATGGATATTTAAGAACTTGTATTGATACAATTAATGGTAAAAATAATTACATATTAATGCATCAATTGATTATAAAAACATATTTGAAAGAAGATGAAGAACCTGATCATATAAATGGAAAGCCTTATGATAATCGTAAAGAAAATTTACGTTGTATAATACATGAAAATAATATGAAAAATTGTAAAATGTATTCTAATAATACTTCTGGTATAAAAGGTGTATGCTGGAATAAATTACAAAAACAATGGTGTTCTTCAATTAATATTAATAAAAAACAAACTCATCTAGGTACATTTAACAAATTTGAAGATGCAGTTCAAGCCAGAAAACAAGCGGAAATTAAATATTATGGTAAATATAATCGTGAAGATCAATATTTATTAGAAGGAACTAGATAATGAGATATAATAATTATCACAAACATACTCATGAAAGTAATAGAACCACATTAGATTGTGTTGTTAAACCCATTGATTATATTAATAGAGCAATTAAATTAGGACATAATACATATTTTACTACTGAACATGGTTGGACAGGAAAATATCTTGAGTCTTATGACTTATGTAAAGATAATAATTTAAAAATGATATATGGTGTTGAATCATATATTGTTTTAGACAGAAAAGAAAAAGATAATAAAAATTATCATATAGTAGTTATTGGTAAAAATCAGGATGCATTTTATGAGTTAAATGAAATACTATCTGAAGCTAATAAATCGGGATATTATTATAAACCAAGAATTGATTCGGAATTAATTTTAAGGTTACATCCTGAAAATTTCATTATAACTACTGCTTGTGTTGCTGGATTATTAAGAGACAATGAAGGAATTAGTCAAATATTAGAGCCAATAGTTCATCATTTTAATAAATCTGTGTATTTAGAAATTCAAAACCATTCTTTTGATATACAGAAACAAAGTAATATAAAAGCATTAGAATTATATAAACAATATGGTTTAACTTTAATTCATGGAAACGATTCACATTATATTTCGTGTAATCAAGTAGAAGATAGAAATTTATTATTAAAAGGAAAAGGAATGGATTATGGAGATGAGGATAGTTTTCTTTTAGATTATCCAGATTATGATACAATTATTGAAAGATATAATAAACAAAATGTTTTAACCAATAAACAAATTATTGAAGCTATTAATAATACTTTAATTTTTGATGATTGTGAAGAATTATATTTTGATAAAGAAATCAAAATGCCTACTATATATCCTAATATAGATAAAAATAAAAAATTAACTGAAATTATAATCAATAAATTTCAAAATGAAATTCCAAATATTAATCCTAAAAGAATACAAGAATACAAGAATGGAATTGCTTTTGAATATAAAACAATTAAAAGTACTGATATGGCAGATTACTTTTTATTTAATGAAGCAATGGTTGATTTAGCGGTTAATAAATATCATGGTATATTATCGCGTACAGGCAGGGGATCAGGTGTATCATATTATATTAATAAATTATTGGGATTAACAGAAATTGATAGATTCGAATCCGAGGTTCCTTTATATCCAACTAGATTTATGTCAGAAGCTAGAATATTACAAACAAAATCATTACCTGATATTGATCAGAATTGGGCTGATGTGACAGCACCTATATTAGCATCAAAAGAATTACTTGGTGAAGACTGTGTTTATTATATGTATGCTTTAGGTACAATGAAGGAACAAGCGGCATTTAGAAATCTTTGTAGGGCTTATGGTATGCAAATAGATGAATATAATGAAATAGCAAAAAATCTTGATGCATATAGAGAAGATAAAAAATGGAAACCTATTATTGATAAAAGCCAAGTATTTATAGGAACTATTGATAGTATATCACCTAGCCCTTGTAGTTTTGTTTTATCCAACAAATCATTATCAAGAGAATTAGGTTTAATTAAAATTGGGGATGTATTATGTGCTTGCATTGATGGATATACGGCTGATGTATGGAAATATCTTAAAAATGATTATTTAACAGTTAGAGTATGGAAGATAATTTCTAATACATATAAGCTTTTAAATAAATCAATACCCAATATAAAACAATTAAAAAAATTGCTTGATAATAAAGTTTGGGAATTATATGAAAAAGGATTAACTGCTACATTAAATCAAGCGGATACAGATATTAGTACTTCAATGTTAAAAAGATATAAACCTAAATCTGTTGCAGAACTTTCTGCTTTTGTAGCAGCAATACGTCCGGGGTTTGCTAGTTTGGTAAATCAATTTTTAAATCGTGAAAATTATTCTACTGGTATTGAAGCTGTTGATCAGATTCTTGAACCTAGTTATCATTATATGTTATATCAAGAATCTATAATGGCATTTTTGGTATGGTGTGGAATGAAAGAAGATCATACATATGACATCATCAAAAAAATATCAAAAAAGAAATTTACACCTGAACAGCAAGAAGAATTAAGATTAGAATTATTAAATGGATTTATTCAAAATACAAGTTCAGAGAATGGTTTTGAAGAAGTATGGCAAGTAGTCAATGATGCCGCACGTTATTCTTTTAACGCATCACATTCTTTGTCAGTGGCTTGGGATAGTTTATATGGTGCTGAACTTAAAGCACATTATCCTTTAGAATATTATACGGTAGTACTTAATGAATATAGAGATGATAATGAAAAAACAAGTCGTATTATATCGGAGTTATCTTATTTTAATATAGAATTAAAAGATATTTGTTTTGGAAAATCACTTGCTACATATACTATAGATAAAGAAAATAATTCTCTTTATAAAGGTATATCTTCAATTAAATACTGTAATTCACAAATTGCAGATGATTTAATGGCATTATCAAAAAACAAAAAATGCTGTTCATTTACAGAATTATTATCAGATATAAAAACAAAAACATCTTTAAATTCAAGGCAATTAACAATATTGACAGGACTAAATTTCTTTAGTACGTTTGGGAATAATAAATATTTGCTTAATATAATAGATATTTATGATAAATTTTCATCATGTAAACAAATAAATAAAAATAAATTAGAAGAACTTGGATTAACTGAATATCTGATACAAAAATATTCGGCTAAAGAAACTACAGCATTATATAAAGAAATTGATAATGTTGGATTAATTAATGAATTATGTTCTAAACTAGATAATAAACCTATGGGTATAATTGAGTCTGTTAAGTTTGAAAAAGAATATCTTGAATATGTTATATATACCAATCCTGTTGCAAGTAAAGATTATTATATTATCATAGAATATAAAACATATAAAGATGTTACAAAACCGTATTTTACAGCCAGAAGTATTAAAACTGGAGATGAAATAAAATCCAGAGTCAAACAAAGTAAAATATTTAAAGAACATCCTTTTGGATTATATAATGTCTTACAAATTAAAGAGTTTGATAAGGAATTTAAGAAAAAGAATATTGGTGGTAATTGGGTTGTTTCTGATGAGTTAGAAGATATATTATCAAATTATGAAGTAATTAAGTAAATGAGGTGAGAATTATTCATTGAGCAATTCAAATAAAGAAAACGAAGTTGTATTTAAGGGTACGATTATAAGAAATACATATAATAGCGAAGATTATAAAGTATATGCTATTGATGTCAATAGAGATAAATATCCCAAAATAAAGTTTACTAAGTACGGTAACGCAATAATAAGTGGAGAAATTCATGATCTTGGAATAGGTCAAGAATATGAAATTAAAGCAATTGAACAACATACAAAATATGGTATATCTTATAAGGTATTAAACATTACAAGAGAAAAACCACAATCTTATTCCGATATGTATATATTTCTTCAAGAAATTCTTACCTTGCAACAGGCAGAAACTTTGTATAATGTATATCCATCGATAGTTCAAAAGGTTATCAATAATGACTTAAATGATATTGATCTTAATAAACTTAAAGGTATAAAAGAGTTTACATTTAATTCAATTAAAAATAAAATTGTTGAAAATTTTTGTTTAGCTGAATTAGTCGCAGAATTTCAAGGATTAATTAGTCTTTCAATGTTAAAAAAATTGTATGAAAAATATACATCTGTTTTAATGATTAAAAAGAAATTAAAAGCAGAACCATATAAGTGCTTATGTGGTTTATCAAGAATTGGTTTCACAACAGCAGATAGTATCCTTTTAGAATTAGAGCGTATTTCAAATGAAAAAATAAAACAAGGTATTGAACCGCCTATTAAATTTGAATACGATTTAAAAACAAGTGAAAATAGATGCCTTGCGTGTATGATGTATTTATTGGAACAAAATGAAAATGACGGTCATACAAAAATGAGCATAACAGAATTAAGAAATCAAATTATGAAAATGTGTCCTGCTTGTAGTCATCATTTTGTATCATGTATAAAATTTAAAGATATCTATTACGATAAAGAACAAATGGTTGTAGCTTTACAATATACATATGAGAAAGAAAAATATATTGCAGAAAATATTATTTCTGGTTTATCTGTAAATAATATTTGGAATTTCGATTATAGTGAATACAATACGGTTAATGGGTGCATATTGTCTGAAGAACAGACAAAGATTTTAGATTTAGTATGTAAAAATAATATTTGTATACTTAATGGTTCTGCTGGTGTAGGAAAGTCGTTTTCAACACAAGCGATAATTAATATGTTAAAAGATAACAATAAATCTTTCATGTTATGTTCTCCGACAGGACGGGCGGCAAAAGTTCTGGCAGATTATACTAAAGAACATGCATCTACAATTCATAGGGGGTTAGGTTATATGCCTCCAGATGAATGGGGATACAATAAAGAACGAAAAATGAATTATGATATTCTTATTATAGATGAATTTTCAATGGTAGACATATTTTTATTTTCTCATGTAATTGATGCAATAGATTTTAATAAAACTAAGCTTTTGATGGTAGGAGATAACGCACAACTTCCTTCTGTAGCTTGTGGTAACATTCTTCATGATTTTATGCAGTCAAATATTATTCCTACTGTTACATTAAATAAAGTCTTCAGATATGGCGAAGGTGGTCTAATGAAAGTAGCAACGGATGTGAGGTGCTGTAAAAAATATCTTCCAGATACCCATGATAAAGTTACTTGCTTTGGATCAAATAAAGACTATGTATTTATTGACACTACAACGGAATCTATAGTAAAAAGTGCTGTTGCATTATATGAGAAATTATTAAAGAACGGTTATAAACCAGAAGATATGCAAATGCTTACAGCATATAAAAAAGGTGAATGTGGTTCAATAGCAATTAATAATCATTTGCAAAAAATAGCAAATCCGAATTTTGGTAGTAACGAATATATGAAAATCGGAGATACAATATATTTCAAAAGTGATATGGTAATTCAAAATATAAATAATTATCATGCAAAACTTTTCATCGACAATGAATGGTGCGAAGAAACTGAAACCTTTATAGCAAATGGAGAAATTGGTGTTATTGTTGATGTGTTTAATAATTATGTTGTAATTGATTTTGATGGAGTTCATGTAAAATATTATCGTGACGATATGCAGATGTGTGGGCTTGGATACGGTATTTCAATTCATAAATCTCAGGGAGGAAGTGCCAAGGTTATTATTTTATTAACACCTAAATCTCATACATTTATGTTAAATTCAAATCTAATTTATGTTGGTCTAACAAGAATGAAAGAAAAATGCTATCATCTTGGAGATATTGGTACTGTAAATTCAGCTATTAAGAAAAAAGAAAATTTATCAAGGAATACATTTTTACTAAAGTTGCTACAAACTAATTAAATAAATTAAAATAAAATAATCATAAATAACTCTTGACATTCGTTTTAATAGTGCTATACTAATGATATACTAATTAAATCAAAATAATATATCATATAAATAAGCATAAAAAAGCGAATGTCAAATGTTGTTTAACACAATAAAACTGCAAATTGATTGGTTTGAAAGGAGT